ATATCCGCGCTCTGGTCCTCAAGGCTAGACAGGTCGGCATCAGTACCTATGTAGAGGGTAGGTACTTCTGGAAGATCACCCAGAACCGTAACGCCAACGCTTTCGTGCTGTCTCACCTAGCTGAATCAACGAACTCGATCTTCAACATGGTTCGTTATTTCTACGACAACATCCCGCACCCTGCGTTTAAGCCGCCGTTGTCCACTCAGACCGCCACAACGCTCGTGTTTGACGAGATCAACAGCCGATACCGTGTAGGTACAGCCCGATCCACACAGACTGGACGAGGGCAAACAAACCGCTTTGTGCATGGCTCTGAGGTGGCTTTCTATCCCCAGGGTAATGACATTGTTGCTGGTCTACTCCAAACGGTTGGCGGTAAGGACAGCGAGGTGATCCTAGAAACCACGGCGAATGGAGCTGGCGGTTGGTTTTACGATCAGACGATGAAGAGTCTGCGTGGAGAGACTGAGTGGCAGGTTTGCTTCATCCCGTGGTTCTGGATGCCGGAGTACATTCGCAAGCCGAGTCCGTACTTCGAGGCAACGCCGGAAGAGTACAAGCTGGCGCAGCAGTATGGGCTGAGTGATGAGCAGTTGTGTTTCCGCCGCGCAAAATTAGACGAGCTGGGTAGTACTGATCTGTTTCGGCAGGAGTATCCCTCGACGCCGTTAGAGTCTTTCCTGACCTCTGGTCGCTGCTTCGTTGAGGACAAGTGCCTTCGTGCAGCGGAAGACGAGTGCTACACCCCGGACTTCCGTGGTGACTATCGCAACGGTGCGCTGCAAGCTCATTCCAGTGGTCCGTACAAAGAGTGGTTTCCGCCTGTGCAGGAGGACGCCTACGTCATAGGCGTGGACGTGGCTGAGGGTCTGTCATACGGGGACTACAGCGTTGCTCAGGTCTTGGATTCCTACGGAAGGCAGGTTGCCTGTTGGCATGGTCATGTGGACCCGTGGGAATGGGGGAATCTCATATCTCAGCTAGGTCAGAGGTACAACAATGCGTATGTGATCGTGGAGCGTAACAACCACGGTCTGACTACCTTGCGTCGGTTGCAAGAGATCAACTACCCCAACATGTTCATCGAGTCATCTGTGGATGGTGCGTATGGCGACAAGCTTACAAAACGGGGTGGCTTCCTCACTACCAGCAAGACTAAACCGCTCATCGTGGACAACATGGCTGCACTCCTCAGACAGGAAGAATCCGGTATCGCAGACATCGAGCTGGTGAACGAATTACGGACGTATGTCATTGATGAAAAAGGAAGTTTTAATTCCCAGCAAGGGTGTTATGATGATCGGGTTATGGCTTATGCTATAGCCCTGCACGGACTCGCTTCAATGCCCAGACCAAGGGCAAGAATCATACAACGACGATATGAGTCGGTTGACTCTGTGGCGGGTTATTGATGGCTGAGTACGAGTTAGACGTTCCTGAAGACGACGCTGAATACGATGGCAACCAAGACCAAGAGCTGGTCAGTTTGGGCGCTAGGCTTTCTGACGTGTTTCAAGAATACAAAGACGCTCGCAAAGAAACTGAGAACGAGTGGCTGAAAGACCTTCGTCAGTATCAAGGTCAGTATGAGCCAGACGTTCTAGCGCGTTTGAATGAGAGTGGCGCTCGATCAAAAGTCTTTGTTGGTCTGACCAGAACAAAAGTCATGGCGGCGTACAGCCGGATCATCGACCTGTTATTCCAGTACGGCGATTTGTATTTCGCAATACATCCAACCCCCGTTCCTACGATCAGCCCAATCAAAGCCATGCAGATGCGCGAGATGGCTATGCAGCAAGTTGTCGCTGCTTCGGGCGGCATGGACCCTGCGATGAATCAGGATCTGATTGCTGCCCGGATGATGGAGCTGGAAGACGAGTTTGTTGGGGCAGAGAAAGATATCGCGGAGAAAGCTGCCGAGGCTATGACTCTGGAGATAGAGGATCAGCTCATCGAGAACAACGCAGAGATGAAGCTCAAGGAAAGTATCCTTGAAGCATGCATCTTTGGATCTGGCGCGGTTAAAGCCGGTACGGTCAAGATCGATAGGACTCAGTCTTACTCTCAAGTGATTGACCCGCAGACAGGTCAGCAGGGCTTTGCTCTGGCTCAGATTGAGAAGCCGATGCCAGAGGTTGAGTCAGTCTCTATCTTCGATCTATATCCAGACCCTTACTGCACGACTCTGGACGACTGCGAAGGATTGTTCCGCCGTCACGTTTTGACGCGAAAGCAATTCAGAGACCTGTCAGATCTACCGGGGTTTGATTCGGACGAGATCAAGTACCTGCTCAAGAACAACCGTAAAGGTAACCACGTTGAGGAGGAGCACGAGCGTGATCGCCGCCGAATCGCTGGTATTCACGACCACGCAGAGAGCCACCGCTTCCAAGTATTAGAGTACTGGGGAACCATTGATGGATACGACCTCAAAGATCACAACATCGAGCTGCCTGAAGACGCTGATCTCAGTGATACTTATAGTGCTTGCGTTTGGATATGCGGGACCAGCGTCTTAAAGGTTATGTTGAATCCTGTTGCGGGGTACAAAATCCCGTACCAGATCTTCCCGTATGAGCGATCACCTCATCAGTTTTGGGGTACTGGCGTACCGCGCATGATGCGTGACTCTCAGACGACCATGAACGCCGCTACTCGTATCTGGTTAGACAACCTAGCCCTGTCTAGCGGTCCTATGATGGAGGTCAACACAGACCTTCTGGCGGCTGGTGAAGACCCAACCGACATCCATCCTTGGCGCGTTTGGTTGCGGGAAGGTGGTGACGGATCTATGCCAGCGGTACGTTGGTATCAGCCTGTCGCTAACGCTAACGGTTTGAACCAAATCGTTGAATTGTTTAGAAGATTTGCGGATGAAACGACTAGTTTGCCGTCGTATACTCACGGTGAGCAGTCGCGTAGTTTGAACAAAACCGCAACTGGTATGTCGATGTTGATGGGTGCTGCGAATATCGCACTGAAGAGCACCATTAAGAACATCGATGACTTCTTATTAGAGCCTATGGTTCAGGCGTTGTTTCATTACAACATGGAATTTGGCACTAACGAGAAAGCAAAAGGCGACCTCAAGGTCGTACCAAGGGGTAGCACTGCCCTTGTACAAAAAGAAGTGCAGAGTCAGCGACTCCTTCAGTTCTTGTCGCTTGTCTCCAATCCCACGGACTTGGCATTAGTAGATCGACCACGGTTGTTGCGTGATATCGCGCAATCGATGGATATCGATCCTGACGAAATTATTAAGTCTGAAGAGAGGTTACAAGCTGAACAGCAAGCCCTCCAAAATCAAGCTCTCGCCGCAGCAGGCGCAGGCGGTCCTATGGCTCCGCCATCAGGACCAATGGCAGCAGGTGATCAACCTATTCCAATGTAGGTTGGAAGACTCGCAGAGTCGGTTAGAGCAAGCAGACGAAAAGAATTTCAGGTTCGAGCAGGGTCGGGTCAGTGAGATCCGTTTCCTATTGGAACTTGAGGACGCCGCGAAAGCGGTTCTCGACAAGCAGCGGACCCCTTCGAGGATATCCGCAATCGAATAACGAACATCCCGTAGCGGACTCGTGAGGAATTGATGGCTAGTAGAAATGACCCGGAGCGATTGCAGGCAGAAGCTAAAGAGTTGATGGAACAGTATCAGAGCGCAGCGACTCAACCCTCGGCAGAGGACACTGAAGAGCAGCAGGAAGAGGTGTTTCAAGAAGCCCCCTCAGAACCAGAGGACACGGCAGAGGCTATAGCGGAAGAGGTTCCTGAAGAAGAGTTGGTCGGCGGCGACGACTCTGAAGCAGAACAGCGAATTGAAAAAGCTGAACGAGCCATGAAAGGCGCTCAGGCGAAAATGACCAAAGCGACTCAGGAAGCGGCGGAACTAAGGAAGCAAGTATCTGACTTAGTAAACTCCGTTACTCAGTTAAAGGGTCAGCTTGCAGATGAGCAGCGAAACACAGAGAAGCTGCAACAGGTAAGGGAAGAATATCCCGATGTTGCTGGACCTCTCTTGGATGAGCTGGATCAGATGCGAGCAAGGTTGGATGAACAGGCTGCTCTGACCCAAGGTCAAGAGCGAAGAGCATTTGAGGCGAAGCAAGAGGAAGCAGTGCGAGAGCACTTTGACCGTATTCGCGCAGTCCATTCTGACGTTGACGAAGTCACGCAGACATCGGATTGGGCGTTGTGGTTAGACGCTCAGGACAGTCAAGTCCATGAGTGGGTAGATGCTGGTTCGTCAAATGATGTGATCTTTGTTCTGGATCGGTTCAAGGCAGACATGGGAGTCAAACCTGAAACGCCGCAAGAGTCGGCTTTAGCGCGAGCGAAGGAGGTTGCAGAACCGAAATTGCCCAAAGCGCGAAAAGCCAATGTTACAGGCGGAAAGAAATCTTGGACGGTCCAAGACATCGTAAACATGCCTCTCGCTGAATTCGAGAAGCATAAAGTCGATATCTTACGGGCGCAGGCTGAGGGATCGATCCGCCGTTAAATTAATTCTCTTGTGAGGACAATATAATGGCTTTTTCATTTTTCTCTACGGGCACTACGTCCGAAGTAAACTTCATACCTGAAGTCTTTAGTAAGCTTCTGCAAGCTAAATTTTACAGCTCGTCTGTTCTGCCAAATATTTCTAATACCGACTACGAAGGTGAGATCTCTGGACAGGGCGACAAGGTTGTTATCCGCACGGTTCCTGCTGTAACGATCAACGACTACGCTGGTTCAATCACGACTCAAGAGCTGACCACAGCTAAAGTCGAGTTGCTGATCGATAAAGCTAAGTACTACAGCTTCAAAATCGACGATGTTTTGGCGGCGCAAGCTGACATTAACTTGTTGGAAGGAGCTAGTTCTGATGCTGCCGAGGGCATGCGCGTAGCTGTTGAAACTTCGGTACTGAGCAGTGTAGTGACTGGTGCGACCACTGTTGGTTCTCAAACCACCATCAGCGCAAGCAACATCCTGACCTCGATCTTGGATCAAGCGAAGGCATTGGATGAGCTGAACATTCCAGAAGAAGGTCGATTTATCGTCCTGTCTCCTGAGTTTGTTTCCCTGCTCAAGCAAAGCGAGCTGCGTCAGGCTTACCTGACCGGTGATGACACTTCTCCTCTGCGTAACGGCAAGGTTGGCGTTGTTGATCGCTTCACGGTGTACCAGAGCAACATGCTCTACACCCCAGGATCTGGCACTGATTCTGGCTACACCCACGTTCTTGCGGGTCACCCCAAGGCAATCTCTTTCGCGTCTCAGTTCACCAATACGGAAACTGTTCGCATGGAGTCTACCTTCGGTGATCAGGTTCGCGGCTTGAAGGTCTTCGGATCAAAGGTCGTAACGCCTGACGCATTGGTCGTAGGTAAGTGGACCTAAGAGGTCTGCTGGCTGGGGGCTGCTTTCGCAGCCCCTTTCTCCTCTAACTAACTAGTGAATTTTATGGACGTTGCAACAAACAAAGACGAAGTCTACGAGCAGGCATTTAACCAATTCGGCATGAAGCTGGATCGACGCTTGAAACTATCTGATCTTCAGGATCAGTTGCAGCGGCTAGAGAAAGAGCGGGATGACCCGACTCCAGCGCCCAAGGTCATGAGACCCAAGACGGTGCGAAACATCATCACGGGCAACGTCTTTAGTTACGACGATTTGTTCAAAGGTAACCCCGATCTGGAAGTGATCGAGTGGGAGGAAGAAAATGCCGACAACTAAGGTCGTTGACATATTGGATCGCGCTTCGATCATTTTGCAGGATGCGACAAATGTTCGCTTCCCCAATGCGGAGCTGCTCAAATTTTTTAATGACGCACAGCGTGAAGTCGTTCTGCATAGACCTGATGCAAACATGGTTAACACCACGTTGGCTTGCATCAATGGCAGCAAGCAGTCACTACCATCAGCAGCTCTTCGCTTGATTGATGTCGTGCGGAATGTCGGCGGTCGATCTGTGACTCAGGTGGACCGCAAGATACTCGATGAGACCCTGCCCAATTGGCATGAGACCGCCGCCGGGGCGAACAAGATTGAGCACTTCGTGTACGACCCAGCAGACCCGAAAAACTTTTATGTCTATCCGAAGGCGGCGAGTGGGACACACAGTCTGGAAGTGGTGTACAGCGCATCAACGACAGACATAGCCATTAGCGACTTCAACACGAGTACCACGGTAATCAGTGTGGACGACGTTTACGCCAACAGCATCCTAGATTACGTCTTATATAGGAGCTACCAGAAGGACTCCGAGTTTGCTGGTAATGCGAATAGGGCACAGATGCACTATCAGTCCTTCGCCAACGCTCTTGGTGTAAAGACACAAGCGGACGGGGCTACTACGCCAATACCGAAGAACCCTGACGCTAACGCAGGAAGAATGTAGTGAAGTACTCAGATCTCTCTATTTACATCAGACCCGAGGTTCAAGGCGCTCCTGAGTTTTTGATAGAGCGGTCTGTTCGTGACTCTGCCGTAGAGTTTTGCCAGCGCACGGACATGTATATTCCTGAGCCGGAAACCTTGACGATCATCAAGGGGGTCAATGAATACGCTGTAACACTGCCTACTGGCACTGAGCTGAACCATATCATCGATGTTTACAACAACAAGACGCCTTTGCAGCCCACGAGCTACAGCGAATTATTGATGCGCCTGGGTGATGAAACTGAGCGCGGCACTCCCAAGTACTACAGTCAACGGGACAACGCCGACTTCTATCTTGCCCCGATCCCTGATGCCGCCGACACGTTGCGCGTTGTTTACAGCGTCAAGCCCACAAGCACATCTACGTCAATTCCAGACACGATAGGCAAAGAGAATCGTGAAGCAATTGTCCACGGGGCTTTGTATCGGCTGCAAATGATGAGCGGTCAGCCTTTCTCAAATGGTGGTGCTGCTCAGATGAACAATCAATTGTTCGAGAAAGCGGTCGGTCGAGCTACACGGCAAGTCAAATATGGATTCAGCGGTGGCAAGTTAACCGCGAAGGCGAGGGCATTCATCTGATGGCATATCTCACGACGATAGAATTAGTTCAGAACGATCAGCTACCCGAGATCGCGGTAACGCTGAAGGACAGTAATTTAGCTGCGTCTGGTGTAACGCTCGATCCAGATGATCCCTCAACTTTCTCTGCGATCAACTTGACGGGTGGCGGTGTAAGGATGCGCGTGAGAGCCGTGGGTTCCACTACGCTGATCGACACAATTGTGGGGACGATTACCGATGCCTCTGCTGGTAAATGCACATTTGTTTTCAACTCCAACACGTTAGCCAGTACAGGCGTTCTGGAGGGGGAGATTGAGATTACTGACTCAGCGAGCAGGACTCAGACAGTAGTAGATCTGATCAAGTTCAAAGTTCGTTCTCAATTCGGGTAACCGCCAATGGCAATTTACGCTGAGGTAAGCTTCAGACAACTGAGCGTCTCAGCTTCGTATCGCCAGATTCATGCTGCCGCATCGCTTCCGGTTGCGGCTGTCGTGATCGAGACCCAGTCTCCGTCCACTGAAGTATCTTTTCAGAATCTCTTTTTGTCGGTGTCACATCAGCTTCTGACACCACAGTTGACGTGGCAGAACCTCTTCGTATCGGACGTTGTTCTGAACGCCGAGAAGACGATCACGATCTTCACAGATGAGCTTGGTTTCGGTGATGCCCCGGTATTCAGTCTTGCTACTTCACTGGATGATGCTTTTGCCTTCAGTGATATCAGTGCTCTAGATCTAGACTCCCAGCGACTAGACAACTTCCCGTTATCTGACGCCTCGAGCCTACAGTTTACCTCCGCACAATCTGACACTTTCGGATTCGGGGACTCTCAGGTTTTGTCGGTGGACAAAGCCCCTGCTGACCCAGTGAGCATGGGCGACGTTTTAGCTCGTGTGTTTGCATCCACCAGATCGTTTAGCGACTCACCAGTTATAGACGATCAGTTCAGCTTCGCTTCCTCAAAGGTCGAGGGACACCTATTTGGCTTCTCTGATGCCTCTGTATTGAGTGTGACGAAAGGCGAGTCTGAGGCTGTGTCTCTGGCTGACGTTACGGCTTTTGATTACAGCAGACCAGAATCTGATTTCACCTCTCTTACAGAAGAAATTTCTCACACCCATGAGGCGGTTCGCGGCTTATCTGATTCAGCTTTTACATCCGATTCAGCCACACGGACCTCAGATCTAGGTAAGAGTGATACAGTTGCCTTTTCGTCTGTTTTATCGCGCACCGCGACCTTCAACCGGACGTTCAATGACGCCTTCACACTAGACGAAACAGCGAGCGTCGGACTTGGATATTTGTTTGATAAATCAAACATTTACACGATGACAGATAGTCTTTCCTTTGGGTTCTCAAGAGAGCCTGATGAGTCTATAATTCTGGAAGATTCGCTTGCAAAAACCTTCGGGTTTGGCGTATCTGATTCTTCAGCGATTACCGAGCTGGTAACGCTGTCCACAGGGACTGTTTTGACAGATAAC